AGTCTCTTAAGCGTAGCGTCCATACCCTAGATTACGAACCCCAAATGCAGTCCACGGCAGAACCTGGGATCTATATCGAACATGAGCTTCCACATATGTGGAATCTGACTTGGAGAAACCCGATACCTGTCTCCCCCGGGCTCCCCAGTTCTGACTGGTCCCCTCCTGTGCCTCGTTCTACAGCACAAGATATACTATGGCATAGAGATAGGACAAAGGAGTTCCTCATCCAAGTGGACTCATCACTGGCTCGCACAGAATCTAATCTCATTGAACGACATATCGTAGATACCACAGATGTAGCTCATGATGACTACACACCCTCAACATCGATGGTGAGGTTCCCTCTAGCATTCATGCCAAGTGAATCCGACACACAGGATGACCTGAAATACAAGCGATTTGCTCGAGCTGAATGGAAAGTTCGTATCCTCATCATTATGCAGATGATTCAGAATGGCTACAAAGAGTGGGATGAAGCTGAGATCTACCCTCCTGTTCGGGACTATACACCAGAGACAGAAGGCTCAACTCTCCTCAGGCAAGTTCATAGCCGTAGGCCCGCCATGACCTATGAGTAGTTGTAACCTAGAATATTCCTTTCGGCAATCAATCTCAATTGTACTACCAACCGAAGATCAAGATTTACAAAAAATACAGATCTTGCCCTCTCAATCATCATCACCACAATGTCAACTAGCCCAGAGCTAAGAGATGAGGATCGACTGGAGGAGAAGAATGAGGAGATGATCCTGGCGGGGCAAGGGATCTCCTCTCAAGAAATCCACGGTATATTCAAGAAATCTTTACCCTCGGCAGAGGTCGCGGCAGCAAGGTTGGAGGAGCAAAAGCTGAAGACAGGCTCCGTTACCCCGGGGGCTGCCATTGGACTGTATGGAGGACCACCATCTCTCACTACTCCTCAGGTCAGTCGCAGCTCTCCTCCTCAGTCAACTAAGGGTACAAACCCCCTCGGTGAAGCTCTAGATAGCTTGAGGAGAGAGGTTCTAGAAGGCCGGGGGAAATCAGGAGAAGCCGTCCAACTCCTAATCTCCCTCACGTCCAAGTGTGACAACATTGCGAAGACCATGACTGCAACTGCTGAGGAGACTAAGAGAGAGATATCTACCCTCAATGCCACCATCACCTCTCTCCAGACCCAACAGAGGGCTGTAGAAACAGATATCATGAAGGTCAAGACTTATGTCAAGGATCTCCTGAAGCAGACTTCCTCAGCTAAAGGACCGATAGTTGTCCCTGAGAATCTAGCCACTCCGGCACTGCCTGCCAGCATGCCACAACATCCCCCCGATCTCCAAACTCTGGTCACGGCGCAGCCTTCAGGACCGGCAGAGAGACTGGCAGCTGAGCTCGAAAGGATGGCAGATGAAGAGATCCCCGATCCTTTTGAGATGTTCTCTTTGTCTCTTCAACAATCGTCACTTGTAGGATCCGTTCCTTCCAGTAAGACCAAGATAGGGACTGGATACAGGCCAAGGAGAGCCATCTAAGCTAGCTAGCTGATCTGAATCCACTCTATGCAGAAGTCTCAGTATCTCATCTTATCGAAATTGGTCTTTGTATTAACAACGCGAAACTCTAAGGTTCATTTTCAAAAAATCCTTCCTCCACAAGTAGCATGAGTACACCTGCTGTAGCTGTTGTCAAGCCCACCACAGGGTCCGATAAGGCAGATTTCTTTCTCAAAGGTCTAACTAAGGCCTCAACGGGATTACTGTCAGCCAAGTTAGCCACCCCTACCCCCATAGACGACGAGGCCTATGAGTCATATGTGGTGACTAAAGATCCTGGTGCTCTATTTGATGAAGAGACAGCAACTACAGCTGACCGAATTGGGGAAGGGAAGCTCGGACTATACAGGCTCCTAGTAGCTATAGCAACGACCACCGGACCAGTTATGGCGGGGAAGCACACTGATCTAGAGGAGGTCAACAGCTGGAAGAACTGGCTTGCGACCTTAGCATCTTGTATCTTCACCAATCCTTTCTCAGTGGCCGAGGTGGGAGCTGGAGTCACTGAAGTCCCCCAGGCTATCTGTCGTAATCTAATCATGCTGGTTAGGTCCGAGACAGAGAGGAAGTATGAAGCATCGGGAGGAGGAGAGGCCGGACAGTGGGCTTATACATGGCCGCAGATTTGGTTGGGCTACCGAGCCATCGCAGCTCACCTAGGACTTCCCCCTGTCGGAAACCCCGGGGCTGATCAAATAGACAAGCTGCCCTATACAGGATCTGCCCTCCAGAAGGCCAGCTTCTATGCCCTAGCGGTTTATCTATGCGGAAGGCCTGTGGTCAACAGAACTGATTCTATAGGCCTTAGGCGACCTGACAATCTCCAGAAAAAGTTCAACAACGGTCAAGTGTGGGTTGAAATAGGTGGTGTCCTGAAAGCATCGGAAGGAGCTTGGAAGAGGATTGGTCAGGCATGGGAGTTGGACCCCCGGTTTCGACAAGCTCTGATTACACCTCTCATAGGGTTGTCTCAAGGACAGACAGGGACTGTGGGGGCAGTCATAGCCACCTTTATGGAGCTTCTCGAATGGGCTCAGCTAGCTCATATTCCTATGATCGCCCGACTCATCAGGGCTCACCCTTGGGTTTCCAATATGGCCGAGTTCTCATCAGAGATATATCTTCTCGCTTCTGATACAGAACGCCTCGATGCCCTAGAGCCCCATAAGCGTCCATATGAGAAAATGCTTAAGCGTGATCTATTTAAGATCTATGACGGAAGAGCCCTACTACGCTTGACCAAAATTGCTAACTTTGTCCTCGCAGATAGAGAGGCTGGTCACGACAAATATGAGATTGGAGGCCCTGACCCTGTTCTCCTCGCAAGGTTTCATACCCTCCAAGCTATCCACGAGCCCGACGTAGCGAGAGACGCTAGAGCTGCTGATGATGTAGCACGAGTTGTGATGGATGTCGTAGCCTAGTCGTGGGCGCCTGACTCCTCCAAATCCATGCTCACCCCCTCTGTATGATAATGCTCAATACCTGTATATCAGCTGAATCTTATGTGTTAAACGATCACCGTGAAGATAAAGTATTCAATAAAAACAGACCATTATGGATAGAGCTTTAATCATGCCTCTCTCCTTCAAGGAGAAAATGCTAGCTGCCCGTGAGGAGACTCAGAGAGCCGTACTGCAACTACAAGAAGCCAGGGTTCATGGAGAGGGTGCTATAGCCTTAGCTGATGATATCTCTACTCTAGGCGAGCTGGCCCAAGCTGCAGCTGAGGATGTACTTGGTGGTATCCATTATCAGGGAAAGACAGTTAGTATTCCGGCTGATTCACCAGACCACATGGACAAAAGGGATAGATTCAGGGCTCAAATATACAATCTGCTCCTTGCAGCCTTCATGGCATCTGAGTCGTATAAAGAGTCCGAGAAGAGTAAAGAAGACATACTCAGTGTCGCCTACAAGAAGATCAGTGATCTCAGCGACGACCTGGCCTCTAGGAAAACACCTAGGACCTATGATGAGCACTTCAATGCTATCTCAGAAGCCGTCGATGCAACTTCACCCCCTCAAGCATCGACCTCTAGGTCTCAGATATCCACTGCCAGAAGAACCCCACATGCCCAACAAACTGCTGATTCGGTGGCTCTGGTTAGAGCTACATCAAAGATGAAGTAGTCCTAAATTTGTAACACCGCTGATAAGATTCATCTAGTTCAAAGGACTATCCGCTGTATATTAGAGGTTGAAGAACCAGATATATAAAAAACCAGAATTACAATGTCTACTAGCACAACTGCCACTAGCGATGGACTGGTGTCCGGTCAATCTCTAGGGTCTACCTCCTCTCAGAAGACCCCATCTAAGCCCTCCTTGGTTAATGCTAAGGGGGAAGATGTTAGAGAGGCAATGAGGCTGCACAGGGACATGGTTATGAAGGGAAAATTTGCTTCACAAGCCAGCACCAAGGCAGCCGAGCATGATAAGAGAATCAGGAGCGAATTCCTCCAACGAGCAGCCTTCATCAAGGGACAAGTGGAGGGTGCTCAAAGCTTAGTCACCGTTAGTGGTCGTGCCGTCGAGATTAGAGAGACTACAGACCTGTTTATGCTCCGTGCTGCGGAACACTACGGTGCTCTAGTGGATATGCAGAGGTACGGTTTCCTATTAGGAGATATGCTCGGCCAGCCTCTGGAACAGCATCTAGTGGCCCCTCAGCTAGCATCTGCGGATTCATTAACCGATTTAACCCTCATGACTAAGGCGGTTAAGGAAACTAGAAGACTCCTGAAGAATGTACTCGACATTCTGGTTATCACCAGAGGAGCACAGCGAACTGCTGCCACTAATTTGGATATTCTAGCGGAAGCACTCAACTCGACATATGTAACAGAGGAAGACCTAAGGGCTGTTGCAGAGGAGGAGACAGCCACTGACAAGGAAGCACTCATCAGTAAATACCTCCCCTCTGAGGAGAAGTGATTGCATTCGTATACTGATAGGTACTTTTCACTGTATATTGTCTATAACTAGCCTCCTAACTTGTACTATATAGAATGTTGAAGTATAAGGTATTTCAAAAAAATGTCTCTATACTCATATGCTTATACCTCTTGGACAAGGGAATACATGAGCAGATCTGTAGGGGATATTCGAGAGCTAGATGTCGAGACTCGATACCCTGAGACCCCTTGGGGTCTTATGTCAGAACTAATATCAATAATGCTGAGCGAAGTTGAACTACAGGTAGTTTTCTGGCTAGGGCCTGAAGTGAGACTTGTTCTAGCTCACACTGCCTCGACCACCCATCGGGGCAGAATAGTCGCCATGCTGTATGTTGTTTTGATTCATGAACATCGAGGTAGTAGTCCTGGTATAATAGGGGAGTATCAACTAACGCAGAGGGTCACACTCCTCACCCTCGAGGATCTCAACCCCCCTGATTCCTGGTTAGCCTAGTTAGCACAATGGTATAGTCGGGAGAAGAGATTCAACGGGACTAGTACTTGAAACTAAAGATTTTCAAAAAACTATGGCCGGACCTACATTTCCAGCTCGACATCTGGACAATCCAGTTCTGGATGTCCCACTAAAGAGAGCAGAGACAATTCTGTCCCACAGGAGGAAGATCTTGAAACCGGGGAAAACTGTTAGGCAAGCAATCACATTAGTCCCTCTAGGGCTGTCCGCCTTTGAAGAGAAGAAACATAAAGATACAGCTCGGGCTCTTCTATATGCGGAGACACATATGGGTGTTAACCTGGATACTGTTAAGCCATTGTACCCGGAGGACTATCCTGCCCTGATGCATAAGAGTCTACGAGATCGCTACACTCTTGAGAAGATAATATTAGCCTCCGAGGCCACAGTAATGCCAATCATATCGGCTCATGTACAAGCATTAGCCACTGAGACGTGTAGGAACCCCGAACCGCTTCCGAGGTCCTTCTACACTGAAGATATAATCGACGAAGCATCAACCGAGGAGGTGTATCGTCAGCATGTTGAAACCTTTACCACTAAGAGGGCACAAGGATATGATGGCCCCATCCTCTCTAAGTTTACAACATCGTCAGCCATTGTTACAGAAGAGATATGCGTCATCAAGTTCCACTCATCTCAAGACGAAACCTACGTCCTGACCTATGAACAGCTCCTACTATTGCAAGATACAGCAATGATGAGGAAGAATGCCTTACTGGCGTGCTCAGTCATATACCCGAATGACAAGATGTTACCGAAGCTAGCGCAGAAGTCCTTCGCATGGCAAGAGAGGGGACTTCTGCTATACGGGAATCTGGGTTATGAACTTGTAAAAACAACAGAGCCATTGTCTAAGGGTTACATGTCAAGAGCAGCTGAGGATCCAATGGCCGGAGAGGGTGATTCGTTTGAATTCCTTATGGATAAGGTCAGGCTTAAGGAAAGCGCCATCCGCGAGAGTTTAGGTCTTCCTGCCTTTCCTCCCATAGTGACAGAAGAAGCAGAAGATGGATCTGCCATCGACCCATTCAAGCCTAGAACCTTGAGTCCATATCTGGCCGATAAATACCATGCGGAGATAATGTTTCCTACTGATGAGCTTTATCAAGTAGTCGAACTCTTCGGCCTACAGAAGTTCACAGGCCACCCGCTAGTAAACCCTTACCTGGGAGGAAAAACTGCAGCCGATCATGCTAGATCCCCCGATACGACTCTCCCTAGTGATGCAAAGCTTCATACGGCTATGTTATGCCATATGTTCACCAAGGCGTTCACACTGAGGCACCATAGATGGCCAGCCCTTAAATTTAGTCAGGAAGGAACACGTCTCCAAGCTCTATATGAAACACAAACCCTAGACTTCAGTCTCCAATCATATGACAGGAGTGATTGGGAATATGCCCGTTTCGGCAAAGAGTTCGAACTTGACTGGTACGAGAAGTATCTTGAACTCTTCGATGATAAGTCCATATCTCTATACCTAGAAGAGAAACATTATCAATGGGATGGAGGTATACCTACTTCACAGAGACGACTCCTTATTGAATTACTTATGAGGAAAAGATTCTCACTGCGTGATGTCATAGAGGCCATCGAGGACGACAACATCCCCATCCGCTGGTTCATCTGCTCTCTGTACCCAAAAGAAAGAGAGTTCAAGTTGGCCGCTCGTATGTTCGCTATGTTCTGCCTAGAGGTCCGCGCTGCTTTCGCTGCACATGAGGCCAACATCGCTGAACACATTCTACCATATTTTCCGCAGATAACTATGACGGAAGATAAGATGTCAATACATAAACGCTTCATGGAAATGACGAAGCCCTACGCCGGCGAAGACACTATCAAGCTGCTTCTAGAGTTAGATCTATCGGCCTGGAACTTGAGGTGGCGGAAGGCTGTAGTAAACGGATGGGGGGCTGCATTGAATGACCTATTTGGTCTCAAGAGATTATTTACCTTCGGACATGACTTCTTCCCGAAGTGTTGTTTCATGGTACGAGTTAACGGCTGTCGGCCCGATGGGGTAGAGCTATTATATCCTCCGGAAAGTGATCTCTGCTGGGGGGGTTACCCAGGTGGAGGAATCCCGCATCTCGGAGGATTGGAGGGTATTCTACAGAAGCTCTGGTCCATCTGCACCGTGGGAGTGTCAGCCCAGGCATTGGAGGGTTTATCTGTTCAGTACACGATAACGGATCAGGGTGATAATATTATAGTCACTATCACAGAGAGCAGAGCCCACGAGACCCCTCTACGTGATCAGCTGCATGCCACCGCCAACTTGATTCTCCAGCGACACAAGGACTTCTTCGCAAGGGTTCATCAGGATCTCAAGCCGTACGAGTGCTTGAAGTCTTCACGAGTTATAACCTATAGCAAGATAGTGTACATAAACGGCATGGACTATCCTACAATGCTCAAGGCTCTCTCCCGTATTTATCCATCCTCTGCATCTGATTTCCCTTCGTATGAGGCTTATATAGCTTCCTGCTTCTCGGGGACATACACTGCTGCGGAGCAGTGCAAACGGCCGGAAAGGTGCTATTGGCTGGGACTCCTCCATGCATCTTACTTTATCAGCAGGACAGGACAGTTTGGAGGAGCATATGAGACTCTCCTGAGCAATGCACATGAAGCCAGAAGCCCTAGATCTGTTCGTATACAACTAATATGGCCCTCGGAGATCGGAGGAATGGCTATCATCGGACCCTATGCTTACCTCTACAAAGGAGGAGGAGACCCCTTATCCAAATCCTTGGCTAGCCTCAAAATGCTCCAGGCTTTCTTACCGGAAGCAAGGGAAGTAATTGGTGTGATGAGAGATCCGAAGCTATATTCCCGAAACCCGAAAATCACGAGTTTACTACAAGATCCTTATGGTTTACCTATCACTAAGCCAACATCCCCAGAGGATTCCGTGGCTCAAGAAACTCTAAGTGTTGTTCGTTCCCTCTGCCAGAATGAGGACATAAACGCCGTTCTAAACTTTGCTAATGATTCTTATGAGGAGGAAGTCACGAAGATAATATCCACCCTGCATCCTTTCAACCCTGTGATAGCCCGTGATCTCCTGGATAGCAGTGCAATGGGATCTGTTCGGTCAATAAAGAAGATGTTCCTTAAGACCCATACTGTCCAGCAACTAAGTAGAAAATCAGCAGACACTGATATCATAAGTGAGATGTTGCAGGCCGGTAGAGAACGCATCAGCTGGATGATCAGATTAAGCCTACACGCCAGAGGTCAATTCGGAATGATAGGTAGTCTCTTCAAAGAGGTACTGGCTCTTCGCAGCAAATGGGATGTTTCTGGAGTTAAGCCCATAGGTATCACATCTTATTTACCAATTGACTTTAAGCTAGTCCCTAGCATCAGGTCCTCTGTTCCTGGGGTACGCGGAGAGCTGAGGGCTACAGGTGCAGATATCTTCTATACCAAGGGTCAATCCCCTGCATTCTATGGCTCACGGACCAAGTCTAAGATATCACCTCATGGCTTCAAGATAGTCGGACGAGGCTATGCTACCTCTGCTCTTCGATCCATCCAAACAATCATGTCATGGTCGGATCATTCCGAGGGAATACTGAAACTCTTAGATTACTTATCCGAAACTAGATGCGGAATCCCAATCAGTCCTTATAGACCTCTAGTGGATGAGCAAGCGGGGGGTGAATGGGGCCATAGATATGAGTCAAGAATTGGAGAGAGGGATGCTTATGTTCTCGGTCAAGCCGGATCAGCGAGCTCAATATTAGTTGATACGAACTATATGGGCTACCTAAGTGGTACTACAACCGATTATCCGATCATGTATCAGGAATTCATCCTCTATATGATTGCCATGATCTCCTATGTCTGGGATCATTCACGCGATGACACATATCTGGCCTACACTCTTATCATGGGGGACGAACAGCTAGAACCAATGAATGTTCAACCATTTGGTCTTCCAGCACATGATGATCTTCCGCCTGTACCCCAAGGTATACTCCTCATTCAAGATGAGACTATAATGATCCAGCGGATCGGAGGCCCACTATGGAGCTCTAATATACCTGTCCATCGTGCTGTTGACACAGACAACCGATTCGCAGCTGTTATATGTGAGATGCACAGAGCTTTAGGTACTGCCCGATTTGTAGAGGGACTTTTGGACCACACAGTTCAACAGGTCTCATTGAAGATAGGTCTGCCAGAGTTGGTTGGCATGGGTATGGAGCTGTTTCTCAAATCCGCTGCATGTGTAGCAATTGATTTCATCTCTGGAATCTACTTCAGCGGAACACACAGTGATAGATTTGGTCGATCTAGCAACTATGTAGTTCAAAGAGTGGGATCGCTTCTTATTGGGGCCATTGCTAAATATCTGTTGCACCCACATCTAGCTGATGATCCAGTCATAGCTGGACTCTGTATTGGCCCTACTCTAAAGTATGATAAGCGATATTCCCCCACAAGGGCTCTGATTGCTGAATTAGGTCGATATGTTAGGCTTCTGTTTTTTGGGTCAAGATCTGTTTACTATACCATGCCTGTCACCATATTCGCATCTGAGGGAGACGGGGCCACACTGAGTGCCATCATCAGGCTCTTGAGACGCCGTGCTTTACAGGCTATGGTTAGCTCTACCATCACAAAAGATGATGCTAGCTTCATTGTCGGGTCGACAATTAGAAGGATGGTTCGAGGAGGCCACAACACAGAAGCAGACAAGATCACCAGTTTCAGAGCAATTCTATTGACCTATGATCGTCACCGACGTGGGAGGCATCTTGTGAGTGGGGCCGCTTCATCTGTAGCCGTTAAAGTAGCTCTGTCGGCCGAAGGATCACGCATTTATGGATCTAGTCTGTCAGCTGAAGAGGTGATTCGTACCTACCGAGGGGAGCTAAGCAAGAGAGCTAAAGCCAATAGAATGAGGATAGAGGAACCGTGCTCTATGGAAATAGCTTCAGTATCAATAACAGGTGCGGCAATACCCCCTCTAGGGCAGACATGGACCGACACGATGATAACTCGATTGTCAGAGACTAAAGGAAGGGCCTTCTCCTATGGCTCTGGGGCCTTCAGGACCTGGCTTGTACTCTCATCTATGTTCAAGGATAAGACTGTGCTAGTAGTTGGATCAGGTCTTGGAGGTGCAGCAGCGGCAGCCTTGTTGGGCGGATCAGATCGCGTCATAGGTCATGATCTTCGTGTTGACTTCCCGGGTGATGTAAGCATGAGTTCCTATCTCCCTCCATTGGTTCGCCTGTATACAGACAAGAAGAAGTTTGAGCAATCAGAGCTAACCCTGGCAACTAGTGGAGACTGGTTCAACCCATCGGTGTCATACACACTGTGCAATTATGTATCCAATCAGTATATCCTTGTGCTAGACATCAGCACTAGTCTCGGCTTTACAGAGGAGGTTCTCAAACCCCTTGTGTCACATTCGTTCCCTGGAGAAGTCCTGGTACGCATTGTTGCAGATCCTGCTATCCATATCAATGTGGTAGGAACAATAATCCAGATCGGTGTCCTACTGAGATGCTGGGAATGGAGAAGGGTCTCGGACAGACTAGAGCGAGTCTATCATATCAGAGTGACCAAGAAAGCATGGCCCCTGCTACGGACGGGCGGGATCATTTTGGACCCTATAATGCTCAGACAACCCAAAGAGATTTTCACCGCTGTTCCACTAGCTGCATACCTTGCAGCTCCGTTAGGAGGCCTCACTGGGAATACAATCCGAACCTCCTTCCTATCATGTATTGAGACCTTTTCACTGATGCTCTCTATGCATCACTCCAGACCAACTTTCAATGAGTGGACAGAAGTTCTACATAGCATCATAATCATTGAATGGCTCTGTTTGCTCCATGATGAAGAAGTCATCCCAGTTATCCAAGAATCTACATCTATTGGTCTTTTCAGATCCATGCTCCATCCGTCTGTGCTTGTTCAGTCAACTCCAAATTTGTTACGTTTAGCTGCCAATACAGGGTTTAGATTGATAGGTCACCTAGACTCACCTGTAACAGCCTCCGCCTGGTTGTCCAGAACTCGTCGTCGCCCCCCTTGAAACTATGCATCCTACATGTCCTTTTTCCATTCACAGAAGATCTACGGATATTTAACAAAAACAAGTCGTCATCTTTGATTAATACCTCATGAAGCTCACTAGAAAACTTCCATATCTCGAGAAGGTCTCCTAGAGACCTAAAGCAACGGGAGGGCTATAGACGATCCATAAAACAGACAGCCTATAGGACCTCCCAGTTCGGTACTCGTATGAGCATTGAATTGGGGGGTCGTGTGATGATGCTACGCTTAAGAGGCC